TGCACGAGTGCTTACATATACTCAATCCAATGGATGATGAAGAAGCCATTATAGAGAAAAGCGTAACTTTATGTAAGGTTCTTTGGCAGCAAGGATACCGAATGGTTGACAATTCTAATGATACACCATTACAAGATGGTTCTAAATAGTTGTTGGTTCATAGTTCCCCAGTCCTAAAAAGCTGGGGTTTTTTATATATCTTTGTCGTTCATATTGGAGAACTTAGGTTTAACCCCCATTTAGTCTTATTTGGGGGTTTTTTTAGCACTTATTGATACGATAAAGTGTCATAAAACGCACTTTTTGGTACATATTTATCCCATATAAGTCAAATTAAACCATTTATCCTTATTATTTGCCGTTCATCACATTTATTTAAAATAATTGCTTTGTTTGATAAAGTTATATGTTTATGCCCTATCTTTGAGTTCTAAACCAAAACAATCAATATGAACAGACTAAAAACTCCACAAGAGAAAGCTAATGAGCGATATGCTCAAGAAAGCATCAAACCTATGTACGCATTTATTATCGTATTAGTGGCATTTATTATTACCGCAATCCTTCAAAACATTTAACTATGAGCGCAATTGAACTTTACATCAACACTTTAGAAACTAAATTATTAATTATGCCAAATGATGGTTATGTAAAAGAAACACTAAAAGCGTGTTTAGACTTAGCAAAAGGCATTAAAGAAATCTATGAAAACCCTAATAACAACGTTAGTCAGTCAACAGATCAAGACTAATCTACAAACAGAAGCCGACACTAAAGGCATTACTTTAAGTAAGTTGGTTTACAAAATCCTAAAACAATATGAGCAAACTAATCTATCAAGAGAAACAACTGAAGTTGCACAAAAGAGCAACAATGCTTCTGGAACTGCTAAAACAAGCACAGGGAAGGCAAAATCTATTTGAGGCTGACCTTGCAGAATGGAGGCGAGGATTGGATGACACAAGGACAATGATAAGCGAAGAAGATTTATTGATTAAGGTTGCAAGGATGAATGACATCCAGCGTAGAATCCTTAAAAGCTACCATTTTCTAATCTTAGACCTTTATACATTAACAGAGGAGTTTATGCTCCCAATAAACCTTTTACATTTTTAATGAGAGAAATACATAAGACATATATGGCAGAACTTGAAATCGAGGTTTTGCGAGATAAGAACAAAGAACTAAAGAAAGAGATAGAAAGATTAAAAGACCAATTAGATCAACATTTAAACATAAAAACAATACGAATGGACAAGGAACAACAAAAAGAGTACGCAATCCAAATAGCCGAAAAGGTATGCAACTACTACCAAATTAAATATGGACAAATGATGTCCAAATATAGAGGAGAGGAGGTTACTTTAGCAAGGCAAATGACTATGTACTTAACTAAGGAAAAAACCGCTTTAAATGGCGAGGAAATCGCACAATTGTTTAATAGGGATAGAACAACAGTTTTACATTCAATTTCCAAGATTAAGGGTCAGCTATCAAATAAGTTCGATGATACCATAAAAAATGACATTTTCAACTTAAATGTGCTTGTTTAATTTGGTTATTAACACTAAAGTACCTAATTTTAAACTCTAAAACCAACCAATATGAGCGAACAACAACTGGCTAAAAAGCCACAACTTTCGTACACGAAAGATCAAGTAGAGTTAGTAAAATCACAGATTGCTCCAGAGGCAACAGTTGATGAACTAAAACTCTTTCTTTACCAAGCACAACGCACAGGACTTGATGCGTTATCAAGACAAATTTATTGCATCCACAGAAACGTAAAAACACCAAATGGATGGGGTAAAAAAATGACAATTCAAACAAGCATTGATGGCTTCCGAGTAATTGCTGAACGTAGCGGAAACTATGGAGGTCAAAGCGAACCAATCTTTGTAGAAGAAGATGGTAAGTTAATATCTTGTAAGGTTTCAGTATTTAGGTTTCACGGAGAAACAAGGTATGAAGCATCGGTAGGTGTGGCTTATTGGGATGAATACTGCCAAAGAACAAACGATGGTAAACCTATGGGTTTATGGGCGAAGATGCCACATACAATGTTAAGTAAAGTTGCAGAGGCATTAGCTTTGAGAAAGGCTTACCCACAAGATTTAAGCGGTCTTTACACAGGTGATGAAATGGCACAATCAACAGAGGAAACCCCAGCTTACATTAAGACTCACGAAAATTTAGAGGACTTAGAGTTAGCGATTGATTTGTGCATAAATACTACTGAATTAAGTCAACTTTACGCACTAAATAGCGAACTTGCAACTAAAGATGTAACTAAATTATTTACCAAGAAAAAACAAACTTTATGACACCATTAAATAAATTATGGGATTTAAGAGAAGCAGTTAAGTTCTGGAATTACAAAGTAGAAACAAGCTATCCTCAAAACGCAAGTGAAATGATTCATCAATTAAATTTAGCTAAGTATAAACTTAAACTACATAAACAAAGATACTTTCCAGAGTTATTAGAGCAACCTAAAAGGGATTACATTCCTTATAAAATGTTAGCTGATAAATTTGAAGTATTTGAAAACTATTTAAACGATTAATTATGCCATACTCAACTTGCTGCGGAGCAGAAACCGATATGACTGAAATCGACATTTGTCCAGATTGTTTAGAACATTGTGACTGGGAAGAAGAAGAAGTAGATGAGGAAGAATTAGAACAAGATAGACAAAACGAAATAGCATTAGAACAAGAACAATTAAATAAACATTAAACTAAAAACAATGATTGTATTAAACATTTGCAAAGAAGAAATCAACTGGAAAGAAGCTAAAAACGGCAAAAGTTACGCAAACGTAGCTACCGACTTTCTTAAACAACCAGATGACAAAGGAAACACCCACACAGTATGGAACAACCAAACCCAAGAGGAAAGAGCAGAAAAAGCAAAGAAAAACTATTGTGGTAGAGGTAAGCAAGTTTCTTACAATGCACCAACTGCTAAAAAGGAATTTGCCGTAAACCAACAAGAAAGCGAAGATGATTTACCATTCTAAAACAACCCCTCGTTGGGCGATAACGTTAAGCGCAAATTTAAAACCTACAACTATGAGCCAAAACCAACAAATCGCAAACTACCTAAATAAAGGTAGAAAATTAACCCCTATTGATGCTTTAAACAAGTTCGGATGCTTTAGATTAGCAGCAAGAATAAGTGATCTTAGGAATGATGGAATGAACATAAAAACTACCATTATTAAGTTAAAAAACAAGAAGCAAGTTGCTCAATATTCATTATGATACACGCATCCTTATTTAGCGGAATCGGTGGATTTGATTTAGCAGCGGAATGGATGGGATGGGAAAATCTATTTCATTGCGAATGGAATCCATTTGGTCAACAAGTATTAAAACATCATTTCCCAAACTCAATTAGTTATAATGACATTACTAAAACAGACTTCTCTATTCACAGAGGACAGGTCGACATTCTTACAGGAGGATTCCCTTGCCAACCATACTCAAGTGCTGGAAAGCGACTCGGTAAAGAAGATGAGCGACACCTCTTCCCAGAAATGCTTAGAACAATTGAGCAAATTCAACCACGTTGGGTTGTGGGCGAAAACGTTCTCGGACTTGTTAATTGGAACGGGGGATTGGTATTCGAAGAAGTGCAAACTGACTTGGAGGCTAAAGGGTACGAAGTACAAGCGTTTATACTTCCAGCTTGTGCCAAAAACGCACCGCATAGAAGAGATAGAGTATGGTTTGTTGCCTACTCCAACTTCAATGGATTGCACGAATTCAACAGTAACAATGAAGTCAAATCAACTGACAGAAGGATCAATGCATTCAGTAACATTAACGAGAGCATTGATGATGGGATTATTGCCAACTCCATTAGCATCGGAAGGAACAAAACTGACAGGATCACTAACGGAGAATCAAATGTCATTAACAAAATTAGCGAGGCAAGGAATGTTACCAACTCCGAACAGTTACGATTGGAACACGGCAAGAAGCCAAGAAACTTTAATGAAAGCAAGAGAAAGACACAAAGCAAAGGGAGTAGTTTTGCAAGTAAGTTTGAGGCAAATGGCTGGTCAAGGTTTCCAACTTTCTCCCCTGTTTGTGGGGGAGATGATGGGATTTCCAGAGAACTGGACAACATTACCTTTTCAAAGTGGAGAAAAGAATCTATAAAAGCATACGGAAATGCAATAGTTCCACAGGTTGCTTTAGAGATTTTTAAGGCAATAGAAAAGTTTGAATTAATGGTAAATTAGTAGTATTTTTGTACAAAGGATGTAGGATATCCTAACTAAAACTTATTGGCTCAAAGCTGAAACCCTAATCCTACTGGGGTGGATGCCGAGAGCCTTTTTTATTTTATGGCTAAAGACCCAGCGGTGTTATTTTACACAAGCGATTTTCTTAGTGGCACTTTCACAATGGATAATGAACAGGTCGGTAAATACATTCGACTTTTGTGCTTACAACATCAAAAAGGCAAATTAAGTGAAAAGGATATGCTAAGCATATGTAAAGCATATGATAATGAGATTTGGGATAAATTTAAAATTGAAGATGGTTTATACTACAACGATAGAATGTATAATGAAACGATTAGAAGGCAAAAATTTAGTGAAAGTAGGCGAAATAACGCTAAATCACCTAAAAAAGAAAGCACTAGCGAAGCATATGCTCAGCATATGGAAACTGAAACTGAAAATAGAACTATAACTATAAATGAAAATATAAATATAGATTTTGAATGGTTTTGGAATGATTATGATAAAAAGATAGGAGATAAGCAAAAGCTAAAAAAGAAGTGGATTAAATTAACCGATGAGGAAAGGCAAAATGCAATGAATTATCTTGATCTTTACAAGCAATCAGTACCAGACAAACAATTTCGTAAAAACCCAGAAACCTTTTTAAACAACAAATCTTGGAACGATGAAATCATTAACCGAAGTATTACCCCAATCCATAAACTCTCTTACGCTGAACGAGAAGCTAATGCACTTAGAAATCTATAACAAACTTGAACCTGATGAGTTAAAAGTTTATTCAGCATTAGAAACAATGAGTGTAGGTAGATGCTCACCGATTGAGGTAAAAGAACACCTAAAGACTTGTATTGCATTAAGCGGATGCCAAACCCCAACAATTGAGTTATTTCAGTTCTTATGCGAGTTTGTTATAAAAAATTACGGAAACTATAAACTAAAAGAATTAGGAGTGGCTTTTGAACTTTATGCAATAGGTAAACTTTCAGTTGACAAAGCGATTACTTTTAACCCTAAGTTCTTTGGCGATGTTATGTCAGCTTACAAACCAATAGCAATTAAAGTAAGAAACAAGACATATACCCAGCCACCAGCATTAGACATACCAAATATCAATGATGATGAAATTATTGAGGCATTGTACCAAAATTGGGATAAGTCAACTAAAAAGGATTGGAAACTGCTTAACATTATGGCTTTTGACATCCTCTGGAAGCGCAAAGATTTAAACACAACAAATCTATCAAAGGATGTAGCTGAAAAGATAAAGGCTAAAGTAATTGCTTATTACAAGGTCAATGCGAAAACAGATAAAGAGTTGGAAAGATTAACGGATGAATTATTTATAAAAAACGAGTGCAAAAGATATTCTTTGTACTTACATTTACAAAACCAACTATGAAACAATTAACATTTATTTATGAATTGCTAAAGTTTATGCTGATATCAGTTCCTTTAGCTTGTTGCATTTATTTAACTGCACATTTATACTTTGAAATAAAACGATTATTGAGATGACAGGAATAGATAACAACATTGAGGTAAGATTGATTTATTTAGATACAAAAGAGGAAATATGGTTTAGGTCAATAGCAAAAGCGATTAGGTTTTTAGGTACAGACTATAAAACGATTATGACTTATATGAATCCAATTAACAAGAAACGATACAAGCATAACGATAGATTATGTGTTGTTAGATTGAAAAAGTAACCTTAATTTTGCTTTATGCCATTGATACCTTTACCAAAGTTGTTAGAAAAAACCCAAAAGGTAGTTAATGCGTATATAAGGAAACGAGATGAAGGTTTGCCTTGTATTAGTTGTGGAAGCTATAATGGTAATCAAGCTGGACACTACTTTACAGTTAAAGGGTATTCGGCTTTAAGGTTTAACGAATGGAATATCCATTTGCAATGTGCTGGGTGCAATATGTTTAAACACGGCAACCAAGCAATGTACCGAATAGGACTTGTTGAAAGAATAGGAGAAAAAGCGGTTAAGGAATTGGAGTTTGAGGCGGTTAACAATAGGCTAAAGAAATGGACAAGAACTGAATTAATAGAACTAATTGACAGATACAAGTAACATATTTGAAACGTGCAAAGAGCAAGAAATAGCTGGTTATCCTTGCTATGTTTTTGACATTGATGGAACTACGCACTATGTATTTGGGGAAACACAAGAACAAAGATTTGATTTTATGGCAGATTTAATAAACAATTATGGCAAAAGTAAGCAGCAGTAACAAAGTCAGCTTTGGCAAAAGAAAGTGTGGCAAGTACAAAAAGACATCTGGTCCAAAGGACAAGGCAGTTAAACCATATAATAGACAAGGCAGATGTTAGAAGAATTAGGTAGAATAATTAATAGAGATTATTTTAACGCTGAAAATAAAAAATTTTATAAAGCTATGAAAGATACTTATGGTAAGAAGCTATATACTTGTAAATGCGGTACAGTTACCGAAGGATATCTTTGGTTCGGTAAGATAAAAGAAACCCAATTTGAATGTACTAAGTGTGGCAAATGGGTAGGCTATGACAATTTAGAGAAAAAAGTAGATAGCATAATATCAATACGAACACCAACAAAAAACCGATAATGAACATCAACGAAATCAAACCTAACCCAAGTAATCCAAGAAAGATTGATGCTAATGACTTTGAAAAGTTGGTTAAGTCTATACAAGATGACCCAAAGCTATTAGAAGCAAAACCATTAATCATAGATGAAAATAATGTAATCTTAGGAGGCAATCAAAGATATCGTGCTTGTTTACAATTAGGCATCCAAGATATTCCTGTGATTAAAATGGCTAACTTAACCGAGCAAGAGAAAAAGAAATTACTTGTAATTGATAACACTCACTATGGAATGTGGGATATGGATATGTTAGCTAATGATGATTGGCAATTAGAAGATTTAAGCGATTGGGGAGTTAATGTTGACTTTCTCGTTCCAAGTAATAATGAACCAAAAGCAATAGACAATACTAAAAAAGGAAAGGTTTGCCCTAATTGTGGCTTATCTTTGTAAAAACAATGGAAATACAATGGCTGGAATAGATAACTTAGTACACTTTGAAAAAGGGCAATCTGGTAACCCAAATGGTAGACCTAAAGGAGTTCAAAATAGTAAGACTCGTTTACTTAGATTGCTTGAATTAGTACAAAAAAGAAGAAACCCAATTACAGGCGAAGATGAAGATTTCACAGTTCTTGAGTTAATGGATATGCAAATGATATCAAAAGCATTGAAGGGAGACCAAAGAGCATACGAAGCAGTAGTGGATAGATTAGAAGGTAAACCTAAGCAAACAACCGACATAACCGCTGACATAAAGGGTAATGTGCAAATCACAATAGAACCAGATGCAGATTGTCAACCAATTAAAGATTAAGGCTACTCCTGTCTTTTATGCCAATAAAAAGGCATACGAGGATGGTTATCCTATAATTTGTAACGAAGGTGGTTCAAGGTCAAGTAAAAGTTATTCGGTTGTTCAGTTATTAATTCACATAGCTTTAACCAAGCCTAATACAAGAATTTCGTGCGTTTCTCATTCCTTACCACATATCAAGCGTGGTGTTTATAGGGATTTTAAAAACATACTTGAACAATGGAATATTTGGGATGAAAAGGATTTTAGATACACGGATTTTATTTATACGTTTAAGAACGGCTCTTATATTGAGTTATTTGGATTAGAAGACCCAGATAAAGCAAAAGGACCAGCAAGGGATATACTATTCGTAAACGAGGCAAACCTTATTAGTAAGGCTTTGTTTGACCAGCTTTTGATTCGTACAACTGGACAATCATTCTTAGACTGGAATCCAGCGGACTTTATTTCTTGGGTTTATGAGGTAGCCGATAACCCAAAGAACAAGCGCATACATTCAACTTACCTTAACAACATCTCAAACCTAAGCGAAAGCCAAATAAGAAACATTGAGCAATACAAAGACTTACCAGATGACTTTATGTGGAAGGTTTACGGATTAGGGGAACGAGGCTCTGCAAAGGAAATTATATACACTCAATGGAAGCAATACGATGAAGCACCTGATGGGGATGTGTTCTATGGTTTAGACTTTGGTTATGTTCACCCAGCTGCACTTATTAAGGTTACTCACTACGAAGGACAAAACTACTTTGAGGAAATAGTTTATCAAAGCGGATTAACTTTAAGCGACTTATCAAGATTGATTAAAGAGAAACTACCAGAACGAGCTACAATCTATGCGGATGCTGCCGAGCCTAAATCTATTGAGGAACTTTACCGACAAGGCTTTAACATTAAACCAGCGCAAAAGGATGTATGGGCAGGAATAGTAAAGATGAAGTCTTACCCAATAAACTTGCACTACAATAGCAAAAACCTAAGAAGGGAGTTTATGTCTTACAAATGGAAAAAGGATAAAAACGATAACGTAATAGAAGAACCTGTAAAGGCAAATGATGACTTAATGGATGCTTGTAGGTATGCCGTGTTTACACATTTAACCAAGCCTAAATTTGAGGTGTCGGTATTTTAGGATAAATTGTCTAACTTTGTTAAAATTCATATATAATGGGATTACTTGACTTTTTTGGTAAAAGACAAAAACTATCTACTGTACTACCACAAATTCCTTTTAACGGACAAGTTGCAATACAACAAGGGATAATAACTTGGCAAGGTGGCGATAACATTAGCTTTGTTAATGATGGGTATTCAGCAAATGATATAGTTTATTCAATCGTGAAATTAATTGCGGATAAAGCAAAACTTGCTCCATTCCACGTTTATAGAGTGGTTGATGAAACTTCTGCAAAGAAATACAAAGCGTTGATGAGCCAACCAGATAAGATTGAGAACTGGAAGGATGTTCAAAAGCTACATAAGAAAGCATTTGAATTATATACAAAAGATGCAAGATTAAACGAGTTGTTAAAATATCCTAATGAAGAAGATACTTTTGGCGATTTCGTAGAGGCTTGGTGTACTTTTAAATTAGTTACAGGTAATTCTTTTGTTTACGCAAAGATGATTGAAGGTGGTAATAACGATGGTAAGCCATACGAGATGTACGTGCTTCCTTCTCAATATATGTACGTGTTAGCGGACATTCAAAACTTTCCTCCAACTATTAGCGGTTACCAATTAAACTATGGTCCACTTTGGAACTTTACTAAACAAGAAGTATTACAAGATAAATACATAAACTTACAATGGAATACAACTGGGAATCAACTATATGGTCAATCTCCTTTGATGGCTGCTGCGAGAAACTTGACTCGTTCGAACGAAGCCAAAACTGCGGCGGTTGCATCTTTCCAGAATGGTGGTCCAGCTGGAGTTCTATTTATGAATGATGAACGATTTGACCCTATTAGCGGAACACAACAAGCACAAGCACTTAAAAGAGCCGTGAGTGAAAAAGGTGGCTCTGCTAACTTTAATTCTATTGCGGTTAGTGGATACAAAGTAGACTGGAAACAAATTGGATTGAGTCCTGTTGAATTAGACATCATTGAGAGTGAGAAGTGGGATATGAAAGCACTTTGTAATATTTACGGAGTACCTTCTCAATTATTAAACGATGCTGATAATAAGACTTACAACAATCAAAGAGAAGGAGAGAAAGCATTAACAGTTCGTTGTGCTATTCCTTTGTTAGTTGGTATTAGAGATAACTTAAATCGTAAACTACATTCTGATTGGGGATATCGTGGAACAGATATTTACGTTGACTTTGACCCAACAGTTTATGGTGAATTAGAAGCAAACAAATCAGAGCAAGTAGAATGGTTAGACAAAGCGTGGTGGATTGCACCTAAGCAAAAGATGGATATAATGGGATTAGAAATTCCAGATTACGTTGACCAAGCTGAAATGGAGAAATTATATATCCCTTCAAGTTTACAAAGTCCAGATGAATTTCAACCATTAAATATACCAAATGAATAGTCAAGAGATTATTGATATGTTATTTGATTTAAAGGTTGACCTAAAAGCCGACCTTAGCGAGGTTATTGATGAAGTTTATGCAAAATATCACGACACTGTTAATATGTCTTATTCCGAGTTAAAGGCTTGGAGTGAAACAAAATGCTCACGTTTAGCATCATTAGATAGAAGTCCTGTAAATAGGAACTTAAATCTATTGAGCAAGAAAAAAGCAGATTGGGGTGCAAACGAAGTTAAGTCGGCAAATAGAACGATTAGCTTTGTTAGTAGAATGAAAAATATGGAGCAAGGCAAACCTGTAAACAAAGAGTGTCCATCTAAAAGGGATATTTCCTTAAAGAACTGGGCATACAATCCAAATAAATAAATATGAATTACGCACAAAAATTCGCAGAGTTAGCTAATGAGTTAATAAGCGAAATCAAGAAAACAACAGGCATCAATCGTAGTGGTATTACTCAAGCTGCTTCATTGATTGGTCAAGGCAAAGTAATAAGTTCAAGAAGTTGGAATCCACCATCTGCAAGTGAAGAAAACGCATACATTGAGGAAAATGGTATGGCTGCTTATGGTAAGTGGTTTTTAGGCATTGATGCAAACGCTGATATGGATACTAAAGAACATTGGCACTACATTTACACAAGTGATTTTGTAAACGTTGATAGAGCAGGACTTATTGCTATTAGACAAAGAGCAGGTCAACAAGGTCAAACAGATGTATTTAATGCAGCTGGTAAGTTACTTGAAAAATTAGATGCATAATGATTTGGCAAGATTATAGGAAACTATACTTAAACGCAATAAAAACCTACTCACCTAAGTTTAAGAAAGAACTACAAAGGCAAGTAGATACTTATTGCGATACCCAAGATTTAAACGCTATTAGCGACAAAAAGATAAAAAAGACCATCCAAAACCTTCATATAGCAATGGGAGTTAAGATGGCACAAATTGCGGAAAAGAATGTGTCTAAGTCGGTCAAGGGTTACTATGGACCAGAGGAGTTTAAGAATAAGCAGACTGATTTGTTTACTTATGTTGTGTTAACATACCTTGAACTAAAAGGCTTAGATGAGATTGCTGGTGAAATTACGGATACTACAAAAAAACAAATTCAACAATATTTAGCAAAATCTATTGAAGAAGGTTTAACTATGCCAGAAACAATAAAACTATTAAGAACGGCTGATCTTACGAATTATAGAGCAGCAATGATAGCAAGAACGGAAACTGGAAGGGCAGCAAACATAGGTTCAATGATTGGTGTAACTGCAACTGGACTTGTAACTATAAAAGAGTGGATTGCAGCAAGAGATGCAAGAACAAGGCGAGTGCCACCAGATGCTTTTGACCATTATCATATGGATGGAACTAAAATACCTTACGATGAAAAATTTAATGTTAAGACTAAAAATGGAGGTTTTGAGGAAATGTTACATCCTTGCGACCCAAGTGGAAGTGCTGGCGATGTTATCAATTGCCGTTGTACGTTAGGTTATGAAGCGGTAAGAGAACCAAACGGAAAGCCTAAAAGGTTAGCAGATAATCCACCAATGGGCGATATGGGTAGAATATATAGACTTTTAAATGATGCTAATTTACAGGAAATAAGAGAATTAATAAGACAAGCACTTGCAGATTAAAAAAAATTAATAACTTTGTTATATGAGTAAGATTGAAAACAAAAGCTACAATGATATGATTTTGGATATAGAGCCAGAATCAAGAACAGTAAAAGCGTGTTGGTCAAGAATTGGAAACGTTGATTTGGATAACGATATTATCGTTGCTGAAGCGTTTACCAAGACTATCAAAGAACGTGGACCAAAGGGCAAGAATATGATTTGGTCTTTAGTAGATCACAAAGCTGATATGGCACACACTTTGGGTAAGCCTAAAGAATTGTATATTGAAGGCGATATGCTTGTTGCGGTTACAGACTTAATAGAAACTGAATGTGGCGAAGATGCTATCAAGTTATATGAAGCTGGTTTAATCAATCAACACTCAATTGGTTTTAGTACGTTAAAGTCGGATGTAAATCAAAAGACTGGTGTGCGTACAATCACGGAATTAAAACTATATGAAGGTTCTGCGGTTCTTTGGGGTGCTAATCCTGAAACTCCAACATTGGGTTTCAAGGGTGAGTTCAAAGAAACTAAAGAAAACTTATCAATAAGATTAGAAAACTTAATCAAAGCATTTAGAGGTGGAAGTTTCACAGACGACACCTTTGCTTTGATGGAGATTCAAATAAAACAAATACAAGCTGAATTATTGGCTTTGGAGATTACTGAAACAATCACTCAACCCGAGCCATCAGTTGAGCCGACACCAGTTGTTGAAGAAAAGAATGATGAGGAAGTATTAAAGGCAATTAAGCAATTTAACAATCTATTTAAAAAGTAAAAATGGAAAATTTAATCAATGAAATGGCTGAGAACCTAAAAGGTTTTCAAGCTAATGCAGAAGCCCAAATTAAAGAGGTGTCTGCACAAGTAACTGTTGTAAAAGACGAGTTACAAAAACAAATTGACTCTCAATTAGCTACACAAAAGAAAGCAGCTAAGAAAGAAGTTAAGTTTATGGATGAAGTTATTATGGAGAAATTAGATGGTAACTTTGAAGCAATGGAAAAGTCTTTAAAGAATAGCGGTAAATTCCGTTTAGACTTATCTGATGTTAAGACAATGACTTTAAGTGGTAACTTAACTGGTGATTCTCAAGCAACTTATGCTCCGAACCCAGCTATCCAACCTTCTCAAAGTTTAAACTTTAGAGATTTAATCCCTACTGTTAGAAGTGAGACTGGATTGTATGTTTACTATCGTGAGAACGCTGGTTTAACTAACAACATCGCTGCTCAAACTGAAGGTTCTGATAAAGGTGAGAACAACTACTCTTTGACTGAAGTTAAGGTTGTAAATGACTACCTTGCTGGTTTCTCTACTTTCTCTAAGCAAATGTTGAAGTCATTACCTTTCTTGACTCAAACTTTACCAAGAATGTTACAAAGAGATTTCTTCAAGGCTGAGAACGCTGCGTTTTTCTCTACTGTATCTGCTGCTGCAACAGGTTCAACTACAACTGCTGAAACAAACGATTTGTTACAATTAGTAGACTACATCGGTAACCAAAAAGCTGCGAACTTTGTTCCTTCTTATGCTTTAGTATCTCAACAACAAATGGGTCGCTTATTGAAAGCAACTATTGCTGCTGGTTACTATGCTGGTGCTGGTAGTGTTATCGTAAACCCTAATGGTGGTATTACAATCTGGGGTGTTCCAGTTGTATCTGCATCTTGGGTAACTGATGACAAAGTTTTAATCTTTGACAATAGCTACTTAGAGAGAGTTGAAGTTGAAGGTTTAGCTATTGAGTTCTCTTATGAGAATGGAGATAACTTCCAAAAGAACTTGGTAACTGCTCGTATTGAGTGTTACGAAGACATCAACTTAATGTTGACTACATCTGCAATCTTTGCTGATATGGGTAACGTATAGTTCTAAAGGATTAGTAAATAATGACCCCTACCAATTCGGTGGGGGTTTTTTATTGGAATAAATTAAGTAATTTTGTAAAAAAAGGATATGTCTTATTCTAATTATATTAATGACTTTAGTGCAGTTCCTATCGCACCAATTACAGAACCAGTTACTTTAGCAGAGGCAAAATTGTATTGCCGTGTTACAACAAGTGCTGAAGATACCTTGATTACATTAATGATTACACAAGCAAGAGAAGCTATCGAAGTGGCAACAGGATTGAGTTTGATACCAAAGGACATTACTACATATTTTTATAATATTAGTGGCAATTTTGATATTCCTTTCGGACCAATTGACATTGATACGTTTGAATTGTTTGATATGGAGCAAGATGGATTGGAAATTACAACACCAAACCTACAATTAATAGGTAATGAGTTCCCTAAATTAGTTTCACCAAGATATGCCAATTTAAAGGCTACTTATGAGGCTGGTTACACAACTATCCCTAAAGACCTTAAATTAGCCATATTAGACCAAATCTCTTATGACTACGAAAATAGAGGATTAGATGGTGATTCTGGTATTTGTGAGAAGTCTTGGAAAGCGTGTCAAAGATGGACAAGAATATCCCCAATTTTATAATATGAAGTTAGGAAAAGCAAAAGCAAATTACGTTGATGCCAACACGATGACTCGTGAAGTTGGAATCTATGCTCCAACAAGGACAAGTGATGGTCAAGGTGGGTTCACTACCACATTTGCCCTACAAAGCACAGTTTGGGGTGATTTAAGACCAGATAATCAAGTTCGTGAGATAGGAGAGTCAGAATTACAATTCGACCAAAGAAATAGGCTTTATATTCGTTTTGGCGTTAACATAAACGATTCCTACGAGGTTGATGTTGAAGGTTCAAGATATACAATACATTCTATTAAGAACGTTGAGAACCAAAATAGGTTCTTAGAGTTAATAATTTACAGATAATGGCATTTACAGTAAACTTAAATGGACTAAAAGACATTCAAGATGCTTTAAAGAATATTGATGTAAAATTAAAGCAAGATGTGGGCGATGAGATTAACGCTTCCGCTTTGAAGATATTAACCGATGCGAAAAGACTTGCTCCTGTAAATTTCGGTCAATTAAGGAATCAAATAGCATTAGAGCCAATTAATAATTTAACTTATGCAGTAGAGGCTAAGGCATCTTATTCTGCTTATGTAGAATTTGGTACTGGTAAACAAGTAAGCGTTCCAGCTGACTTTAAATCTTATGCAGCAGAATTTCAAGGTAAAAAAGGTGGCAAATTTAAGGACTTTGTAGATGCTTTGACTTTATGGGTTAAGCGTAAAGGCATTGGAGATGGCAAAAATGATAGAGGATTAGCTTATGTTATTGCAAGGAGTATATTACAAAAAGGGATGCGACCTCAACCTTTTTTAATACCTTCGTATGAAACGGAGAAGCCCAAATTAATACAAAGACTAAAAAAATTGTTAAATGTTAAATCCTAATATAGAGATAAAAAAGTGGTTTTATACTAACTTGACAAGTGCGAGTGGATTAGTCGTTTACGATGGTTTTGCTCCAGAAGGTGCTGGTGATGAGTATATTGTTATGACTGGTAGAACATCAAGTCAAGAACAAGGCAAAGCTGGATATACAAATAGTATTTCAATCACAGTTGATATTATTACAAAAAATGCTAACTTTGGATATAAACGTGCTGAAACAATAAGCGATTTAGTGTTGGATGATATAAACTCGGATTCAGTTATAACCCTATCAAATGGGTTTACTGCTTCAAGTTTAAGTGTAGAAAGCATTAGAAACTTAGATGGCTTAAACCCTTTGGATAACGTTTTTAGAGTATTGATAACTTATAACATAATAATAACTCAAATTTAAAATTAAATAAAATGGCAGAAACAAAAGTAAGCGGTAGAGACTATATCCTCTTAGCTGACATAAACAATGATGGTACATACAAGCCAGTAGCTTGTTTGACTACAAACTCTTTAACATCAACTAATGACACAATAGATGCAACTTCTAAGTGTGGCAACGAGTACACTCCAGCACCTTCTTTTTCTCAATCTTTTGAGTGTGAAGGTTTTGCAATTGATGAAACAGGTACACCATCTAAAGATAGTTACCAACAATTATATGCTGCTCACGCTGCTAAAACTTTATTTGCTATTAAAATGGGTAGAGCAACTCCAGTTGCGGGTGATGTTTATTATGGAGGTACTGCTACAAGTTTAGTATTTATTAGCGATTTTGGTGTAACTGCTGATGATAAGGATGATGTTAAATTTACTGCAACTTTTGTAGTAAGTGTTCCTCCTATTGCACAAACTGAAGTACCAGTATAAATAAAATAAAAAACTATGTTCGAATTAAAAACCAACAACAAAACAATTCAATTAAAGTGGGGTACTTGGTCAATGCGAGAATTTTGCATTGCTAAAGGTATAACGATAGATAAATATTTCACTTTATTAGGTGAATCACATTTTGATTTAGACAATATCATTAAGTTGGTATATATAGGTTATAAATCGGCTTGTGTTTCAAATAAGGATGAGATTATTTATAGTGAGGCTGATGCTTGTGATTGGATTGATGAATTAGGGTCAATATTCAAAAGTGATGGTCAACTTGTAGATTATATGAAATATGTTGTAGAAACAACAGTAATTTCAGTACAAGGAAAGCCTAAAGAAGAAGAAAAAAAAAAGCCTAATAAAGCTAAATTGGGATGATGTATTAGTTAAGGCTGCTGAATGTGGGATAAGACCAAATGAATTTTGGGATATGACTTGGAAGGATTTTTCCATTATTGTAATGGGAAAAGAAAGAAACGAGTTAAATGAATGGGCGAGGACAAGAAACCTCGCCTATATTATATACTTGAGTAACACTACCGAGAAAAGTCCAAAAAGTATCAAATCATTTTGGAGCATACCAGAACTTGATAATACAGATGTAAAAGAAGAAAAGACATTTTTAACCGATGAGCAGTTAGCAAGAACATTAAAGTTGTATGGAGTAAATTAATAAAATGGCACAAGAAACTTTAAAAATTACGATAACCGCAGACAATCAACAAGCGGTTAAAAATATACAAGAAACAGTAACCGCAACAAATACTTTAGGTACTGCGTTTCAAAAGTTGCCTAATACAAGTAATCAAGCAACATACGCTTTATCAAACTTATCAAGGGTTGCACAGGATGCTCCTTATGGATTTATAGGTATTGCAAATAACTTAAACCCATTATTAGAATCGTTCCAAAGATTACAAAAAGATGCTGGAAGTTCTGGTGCTGCTTTAAAGCAAATGGCACAAGGCTTAATGGGTCCAGCTGGTATTGGTTTGGCATTAGGTGTTGCATCTTCTTTATTAGTAACATTTGGAGATAAGTTGTTTCAATCAAGTGCTGCTCAAAAAGCGGCAGCGGAAAAAACGAAAGAAAATACTGATAGAATAAAAGAGCAAAAAGATGCTCTTGACCAAATATACTCCTCAACTGCACAAGAGGTAACACAAGTTTCAAGTTTAGTTGCAGTATTGCAAAATGAAAATGAAACAAGAAATAGAAAAGTAAAAGCATTAGAGGCATTAAAAAAAATAAATCCAGAGATATTTAATGGTTTAACTCTTGAAAAAGGAGCAGTTGAAGGATTAAATTTAGCTTATGATACATATATATCTAATTTAAGTTCTTTAATAACACTTAAAATAAAGCAAAAGGAATTAGAGCAAGTAACTGAAGAAATACTTAAAAAACAAGGTTTAACCTTAACACAAGAAGCTAAAGATATTGCTGCAACAGGTAAGATTTTAAAAGATAGTGCAAATACAAGAAAAACAGATGTTGAATTAAGACAACAAGGAATAAATGAAACTATAAAGCAAAAAGAAGAAGAAGTTGAGTTAAATGGATTGTTAGAAACAAGAAAGAAGATATTTAAAGATATTGTAGAGTTATCAAAAAATGTAAAAGTACCAAATGAGTATAATGCACCTAAAATAGATAAAACTTTATCATCAAAAGAAATAGGAGATTTAATTCGTTTAAGAAATAAATCATTTGGTTTATTAAATCCCCAACTTGAAACTCCAGAAGATACTTTTGCAATTAGTCAAAAAAAATTAGAAGAAGCGAGAAATAAATATGAAACATTTTTTCTTAGTATTAAAGAAAAGAATGTAGCAGATAAATTTAAAACAGAACAAAAAGATTTACAAGAATTAACACAACAATATGAGCAATTTGCACAAACACTATCTGGAACTGTAACAAATGCTTTATTTCAAATGTATGATGCAATGCAAGAGGGCGAAAACCCTTTAGAAGCAATTGCAAATATGTTTGGTCAAATAGCAAGAAATATTGCAGCTATGGTAATACAAGCATTGATATTTAAGGCAATTATGAAAGCATTTCCAGCATTAGAAGGTGCGTTTACTGCTTTGGGTATTATTGGAAAAGTAGCTGGTGGTATGCAAGCGGTAGGTGCGGTAGCTGGTGGTGTAAATCCAAATTCAACATTTAACGCAAGTGCAGTAGCTAATAATAATGTATCACAAGGTCAATTTGTATTAAAAGGTTCAGATTTGGTTTTAGCAACTCAAAGAGCAAACAATAACTTAAATATAAGACGAGGATACTAATGGCATACGAAATAAAATATAGAATCACGGCAGCAACTAAATCGGATGTTACAAGTGTATTAAATATTTATGAGGATGGTTACGATGGAGAGATTATAGAATATCCTTGTATAAGTTTACAATTGCAATATATACCAAGAAGCGATGATGCTTTTGAGCCAATATATGTAAGCCAATTAAGTGTGGCAATAGATGTTACTGACAATGTAGAAGATATGCCTGACTTTACTACATT